ACTCGATACACTAGTGTCTATGTTGTCTCAGTAGTGTCATCAGAGGTAGCGAACCTCCCAGAGTTTTTTTACTATAAACTATGATATATAGCTATAAGCTCACTAGTCTTTTTCTGCTTGAATTTAGACACAGGCTCATTAGGCCAGCGATTGCTAGCCCAACGAACCCATTGTCTTCTGTTCCAAGCAGGTGTAAATGCTTGTGGCTTAAATGCATTACTGCACATTAAGCTCTAGCTATAGCTATGTTAACAGCTTCTTTGAAACTATTAACTTTACATACTTCTCTTACCTGCTTAGGTTTACGATGAGAAGATACTGTTACTACTAATCCACCTAAATACTTGTTTACTTTATACTTCATCTTGGAACCTTCCTTTGCTGTTAATTACAGCTTTATTTAATAATTACACAATATATACCTATGTGTATGATATATATTAATAAAAGAGATACAGAGCCTAGATATTACTCTAGACTCCATATCTCGTAGCTATCTATGCAAAGATATCAGAAGCTTTATCGTAGCTTGTTCTAACATCTTCGCCAATGTAGATATAGTCAGCTTGAACTTCTTTTGTGACCAATCTATTAAGCTCTTTATCCCAAACTTTGAATCTGTCGCCTTGCTTTCTATGGTTTACACTGATACCATTAGCTTCGGCAGATTCAAGCATAGTTTGGAAAGTTTCATCAGACATCAACTCATCATATCTTATATCTCTGAAGGTTGCTCCAATAACTTTACCGTCTTTAAAGGTTTTCTTCAAAGATTTATTGTTATCCCAATATCCCATAACAACGCTTATCATTTCTAACATCTTGTCCATTTCGTAACTCCTTTTATTTATAAATTAAAAAACAAATACTAATACTGCAAGACCGAGGGGGATGACATCAGGTAGCTTAGCTTAGTTTTAAGGGCAAGCGATAGACTAGACTAGCTTTCAACAGCGGGAACCCCCATAGGCCCTTAAAACCAAGCGGTGCTACCTAATGTATATCTAGTGTACTCATTCTCGTTACAATTTTTAGAAAGTGCTTGTTTTTCTCATTTATTTGATTATATTCTTAGTCTATATAGACTAGGCTATAGGCTAGTGTAGTCAGTGTATATACAGTTACAACTAAAATAAACATACACTTTCCTTAGACTAAGCCCTTAGTGATAGTCCCCATAAAAATATTTTTGAAAAAAAATTTTGGAAATCACTTTTATTGTTGTATATTTAGCTCTATATGCCAAACAAGAAAGCAAAACAACGCAAACAAGATAGAAAAAGGGCTAATAAGGCTATTAAAGCCTATAAACGTGCTAAAAAGAGGAGAAATAATTAATGTCAATGTATGGAATGAATAGAACACCACAACAAATGGAGATGCCTGTTGGAAGAAACCCAATGTCTCCTTCTTTAAATAGGGAGCCAAGTATCCAAGATATACTTAATGAACGAAGCAAAGAGCTCTATATGCCAGGAGAAGCTGGCTCAAACGGAATGTCAAACATGAATACATTTTTTAGGAACGTACCTCTCAACGTTGCTACTGAAAACATCCCACAGCCAAATCCTTATAGGGGTGATTTTATAGACTCACCAATAGGTCAAAACATGCCTTCATGGTTAAGAAAAATGCTTATGGGTGGTGAAGGAGTATTACCAGAATCGCCTCCAGCTATGGACGAAAATTATGAAATGGCTGGTATGGGACAAGCATTAGGTGGTTTACTAGGACAATCTTTAAGTGGTGGCATGTATTAATGGCTCTTGGAGATAGATTTGTCCAAAAAGATTGGCGTGATGTATACGATTTAGACAAAGGTGGCTTTGAAAAAGGCTCGTGGTATCCTTTTAGAAATGTCTCTAGATGGATGGATATGCTTGATAAAAGAGATACTTACAATGTTTCTACAGAATATGACGCTCCACAAGACATGAATCAGCAATTAACTGATTTAGCTTCTCAAACAGCTAGCAATATTGACTCTAAAACTCTTTCTTCTTTTACAGAAGACTTAGATGGTGGAGCAAGCGACATGTTTTACTCTGGTATATCGTCAGCACCTACTCAAGAAGCAGTAGATATGGCTAGATTGCAAAATCCTGATTTAACAGGTGGTGCTTATGGCTTAGATATGAAGACTGCAGAGTTAATGCAAGATGATGCTTATGTCCCAGGAGGAGAACAGTTTTCTCTTGTTGATGAAACAGCTTACACAGACTTAGAAGGCAACCCTATCTATGGCCCTGGTACTGAAACAATACAGACTGACAGATGGTATCCAGGTAAAGGAGTTAAAAACATATTTAGCATGCTTGCAGGAAAACAACCTTTTTCTAATCCTTTTACAACAATGGAAGCGTTTGAGTCAAATAACCCTAATACTAGATTAGACCAGCTGGTTAATAGCATAAATGTGCCTAATGTAGAAAATAATATGTATCAAGAAGATTATAATAACCCAAATATGTCAGATTATAACGGAGAATATTAATGGCAGCAGCATCAATAATAGCAAGATTATTACAAGCAGGTACTAAACAAGGTCAAAAAGCGGCCGCAGCATTACTTAGAATGTTAAAGAAATCAAATAGCAGCAACTTAAGTAAAGATATTCTTGGAGCAAGAAGTGCTACTCCTCGTTCAATGAAGGATGATTTTTACCGCAAAATAAATAATGATAGGTTGCGTCAACTTTCTGTACCTAGAGGAATGCAAGAAGGTGTGCCTATGGAAAGAGCTAGAGCTCTTGCCAGAGTTAGAAAAGCTGCTAGTCATGGTTTTCCTAAAGGTGTTAAGAATACACCAGGAGGAATGAAAACTACAGAAAAAGGGTTTGGGTATACAGATGTAACGCCAGATTATAGTAAAATTGGAGGCATTACGATGAAAGCTAGTCCTAAAGGTTTAAGAGAGTTACGGTCTCTTGAAAGAACAGCGGAAAGAAGCTTTAACTTTCCACGCAAAGATTTTAAACCAACATCATTTAAAAAATTTAAAAGGGGCACAAAAAGGAAAAACGCTAGAAAGCTTGCTGAGTTAAGAAAATACGTTGACTGGCTTAGTAGAGGCGGAGCTGGATAAAAATGTTCTTTACTGAAGGACCTACACAAGATGCATTAGTTAATGAAATTCAGCAGAATGAATGGGCTATGCATGACCCTTACGATATAGCTAGTAGATTTATTACCTTACATGAAGGAGGTAAGGAATATTTTGACGAAAATACTGGGATGCATACAGCTTATGCAGACACTTTAGTCAATAACTTACCTACTCTTGCTATGGGACTAACTGGAGAAATAGACGGAGAGCCTATAGAAATTGGAAAGCAGTATCATACTAGTGTTGTTAATCCAGCTTTTCAAGCAAAACTTCAAGAAGATTACAAGCGATTAGATAATGCTTTAGATGGTAGTCTTAGCTCTAATACTTTCAATCCAAATCAACAAGCATCAATAATGTCATTGCTTTATAATGTAGGATATGGTAATTTAAAAGGTACTAAAGCTTTTGACGCATTAAAAAGTGGAGACTTAGATACATTTAAAGAAGAAGCCTTTGGTCCTACAGGATTTAATAAGGCAAGCGGAGAGTTTGTGCAAGGTCTTCAAAATAGAAGAGATGCAGAAAGAGCGTTGTTTGATACACCTATAAGGTAATAA